GTACAAAGCGTTAACACAGCAACAGGTGCAGTAGTATTAGATGCCGATGACATCGATGATGCTTCAACCACCAACAAGTTTGTTACAGCTGCTGACATTACGAACCTTGGTAACCTAAGCGGTACGAACACAGGCGACCAAGACTTGAGTAGCTACTTGCAAAGCGTATCAGCCGGAGATTTAACAGACGGGAATTTTGATGGAGAAGCAATCTTAGGATTTAAGGCATCTCTACCAACCGAAATTACTGCCGCAACCTACACAGTTCAAGATTCTGATAATGGACAGGTAATTAGAGTAAACCATGCAACAGGATGCACGGTGACTATTCCATCGGGATTATTCACCACAGACTCAACAGGCTTTAATTGCTCTTTCATCCAGGTAGGTGCTGGGCAAATCACTTTTGCTAACGATGGCACGAGTGTAATCAATAACCGCCAATCGCACACAAAAACAAACGCACAATGGGCCGCCGCAAGTGTGGTAAGTACAGCGAATAATGTATTCGTCCTTGCCGGAGACACCGCTTCTTAAGATATGTTCGTAATTCCTACATTCGGATTAGGCGTAGTAGCCAGTCCTACTGTACCACCGGGAACCTTTGATACAGCTACACTTGAGAACGGACAAACGAATCTGGATAACACAAACATCCTTACCTTTACTGTTCAACCAAGTAGAGACATAGACGCTGGAGATTCAATCACACTTGCTGGATTAACAGGATCACAAACAGCAGATAATGGTTCCTTAACTTTAAGCGGGGTGGGAGCATCTGTATTTGGTAGTGCTGGTTCTTGGACACAGTCAACAGGTACGCTTGTACTTACAGTAGATACGGGTCAGACATTAAGCACGGGTTCCGATACTGTTATTACATTTAATCTTACCAACCCAGCTACCGTATCAAGTGGGGTGAGTGGAGTTACTCTTGATGGTCCAGCCGGATTCACACAAGCAAGCATCAGCGGTACATTCTTAAATACTGTTGATACATTCAATGTAACCACACGAGACACCGAAGCGAACATCTTAGCAAGCACACCATTCAATCCAAGCGGAGAAGTTAACATAGCATTCGCTACAGGTACGCACGATTTTTACATCTACGATGGTAGTGCTTGGTACATCTATAAGAACGATACAAACTTCAACGACTCCTTAGTATTCCCAACCATCGAAGTATTCGACAACGAGTCTGACTTTATCACCGACACAGGAGCAGACGACTACACCATCGTTCACGCAAAAGACACCGATAGGTTATATGTGTGGAACGGTAGTGCTTGGCTTGGATACGACAACGATTCAACAGTTTAATAATTAGTTATGAGTACACTTACAACACACACAACAGCTAGTAGAGATTCTCACTCAATAGGACTTTGTAAATTTAATACAACAAGCAACGCTATCGAAGTATCAGACGGCACGAATTGGTTGGTTTATGATTACGATACTGCTTCTATCCCATCAGTAACTAACAGCCATAGTCTTTCTTTAGATGGCACGGATGACCACGCAGAAGTAACAGGTTCTTCCGAGATTCAAATCAGTTATCCACTTACAATATCCGCTTGGATATATCCGACAGCTAATGCTTCAACTAATAACCTCAGAACTATAATAAGTTGGGGATCAGCAGCTTCAGGGCAAGGTCGATTTTTTGGAATAAATAATACATCAAATAACTTAGAATTTGGAACCTATGGTGGAAATACAACAAGTTCTACTGCTTTATCTTTAAACACTTGGTATCATGTAGCGGCTACTGTTACTAGTGGTGCAACTAAACTTTATATTAATGGTAGTTTAGACACCACAGGATCAAATACTCTGAACAGTTTTACTTATGGCAAGACTCATGTAGGAGAGTTGTATTATGCGACTACCATTTCTGCTCGACATTTTGCTGGTAACATTGATGAGTTAGCTTTGTTTAATAGTGTTCTTAGTGCCGATGAAATTACTCAACTTTATAACAACGGTGATCCTTTTGATTTAAACTCAGACGCAGGGAATTATACTTCTTCCGCTAATTTAAAAGCTTGGTGGAGAATGGGTGACGGTACAGAAGCTGGTAGTGGTACAACAATTTACGACATGTCCACTAACGATTCTAACTCTGACAATTTAACTCTAGTAAATCAAGCATCAATAGATAACTCCAACGCTGCTTAATATGAAATATGTTATCTTAAATACATCTGAGTTAGGGACTGTGGATTTCAGTAAAGTCAAGGAGGGATCAAGTGACACACTTAGCTACTCAGCAGACGGCACAAAGACATTCGTTAAGTACGAAGGCGACCAACCATCCTTCCTTAACGGTAAACAAGAGTACACCCACTCAGAAATTCTAGCGATCCTAGCAACAGACGAGTGGACATCTGACGAAAATATTATTTAATAGCCATGCCAACAACAATACCAACAATCACATCCTCAACACGCCCCGGCTCGCCGTCTGCGGGTGATGCTTACTTTGAAACAGACACGAAGAACTACATCATCTATGACGGTGCGAATTGGCGGGGGTATAATAGTGACGGCGTGTTTACTTCATACCCAACTAACACCAAGGCTTTAGACTTTGATGGTAGTGCTGATTATGTATCCGTGGCACACTCAAGTGATTTAAGCATATCAGGTGCTATGTCAATAACTGCGTGGGTTAATCCAGATTCATTATCAGGGTTTCCAATGTTTGTATCTAAACGAGCAAGCACAGGCCACGCTTATCAGTTTTATTCTACTAGCAACAAACTCAACTACAACAACGGAACAATAGCTCAAAGCACAGGCACAATTTCAATTAGTACTTGGACTCATGTTGCTGTTACTTTCGATGGAGCTGGAAGCGTTGCTTTTTATATTAACGGATCATCGGCTGGTACAGCTTCAGCCGCTACTACTAATCCAACGAACACCCAAGCAGTCGATTTAGGTCGAGCTTACAACGGCAACTACTTTAACGGAAAGATGGACGAAGTAGCTATTTTTAATTCCGAATTAACCTCGACTCAAATTTCAAATATTTACAGCGATAAGTTATACCCGGAGATGGTTAGCTTTTGGAGGTTTGAGGACGATGTTACTGATAGCGTAGGTTCAAATGACGGCACGAACAACGGTGCTACATTTACAACTGATAAGCCATACTAATTATGAGAACATATGTAATAGCAGACACTTCCGAGGTTAGTGGTTTTAACTTTGATCAACTCATCGACATTGATGAATCGTACAGCCGTAAGAGCTTAGATGGTTCAAAGATACTCGCACGATACGAAGGCACACAACCATTCTTTCTGCTTGGCAAGACGGAGTACAATGAATCCGAGATACTAAGTATCTTGAGCGGTCCTGAGTGGGCGAGCGAAGACGAAATCTAAACGGTATGCACGAAACAGCCCAAGGGCTATATCATTCGTTGGAGAACCAGCGGTGGTCATTCTTAGACAGAGGTCGTACATCTTCTGAGCTTACACTTCCTTATGTCTTACCACCAGATGGTCACAACTACGCTACTAAATACTACACACCATACCAAGGTATCGGAGCTAGAGGAGTATTAAATCTTAGTAGTAAGCTATTGCTTGCACTGTTACCACCTAACGCTCCATTCTTTCGTCTTGTTATAGATCGCTATGAGTTAGACAAAGCAAAGGAAGACCTCGGTGTAGAAGGAGCAGAACAACTACGTACTGACTTAGAGAAAGCATTAGCAGATGTAGAGCGTAGTGTATCACAAGAAGTAGAAGTACAGAACTTCAGGAACGGCATCTTCCAAGCACTCAAGAACTTATTGGTTACTGGTAACTCTTTGTTATATCTCCCTGATGAGGGTGGTATGAGAGTGTTCAAGCTGGATCGTTATGTAGTGAAGAGGGACCCAATGGGTAACGTCACACACATAGCTATTAAAGAAACCGTAGCTCCTATGATGCTTCCTGAATCCGTAAGAGAGGAAGTATATCGTCAAGAGAAAGAGAACAGTTGTGATTTATACACAGCAGTAGTTAGAGAAGATGACCACTTCAATGTTTACCAAGACGTCAAGGGTATGCTCATCGAAGAAAGTGTGGGTAAGTATCCGATTGAAAAGTCCCCGTGGCTCCCATTACGTTACACCCAGATTGATGGAGAGGACTACGGCAGAGGATTTGTTGAGGAGTACCTCGGTGACCTCAAGTCGTTGGAAGCACTTACAAAAGCGATTGTCGAAGGTAGTGCAGCAGCTGCGAAGGTATTGTTCATGGTCAACCCGAACGGCACAACAAGATCAAGAACATTAGCAGAAGCACCCAACGGTGCAATCGTACAAGGGTCT